TTCTTTTGATGGATGACGTTGTTTTGTGGTTTCCACAACCGCACCATTATGTGAAGTCATGAATTTTTCTTCTAATTCTTTGGGGATATTATATACTTCGCCTTCGTGCGTTATTCTAACTGTGTCGCTCATTTATTTGTTTGCCTTATATTGAGACCAATCTTCAGGGGTTTCTTCTTCCTCATAAACCGGAAGTGATAGATTCTTTCGTGTTTTTTTCGCTTGTTGAATTAAAGAGTTAATAGTATTTTTTAATACTTCTTTAGTTGCTTTTTGGGACATCCCACGACCAGAAGGGTTAAATAACTCATGGTGATGTTTTCTTGACTCCTTATCTGCTGGAATTTTTAGACCTAAAGCGTACTCATTTGCCATTATCTCTAACAGCCTTTTTTGGGTTTCATAGTTTTCGCGGTTCTTTGAAGTTCCCGGAGTTAAGGTATCTGCCCATTTTTTTATAGTTCCCCATGGTCCTGCGTATTGAGTAGCTGCATCCAAATCAAGTTCTTCCCCTAGTGATAATGCTTTATCAATATTGTAAAGTTGCGTAGTTGCAGTTGGACTGTTTATGCTTTTTTCTAACATTTTTTGAAAATCATTAACTTTCTTTTTATTTGCTGGAGTGGGATTGGATTTATATTCTTTCAAAGCGTTTTCATAGGCTCTTTCCAACTTTACTGTTTGTGGATCTCTTCCTTTTCCGCTTGATAACATGTCAAAGGAATTAACTTCCGAAGAACCTTCCCCATATTTATCAACAAGAAAATTACGATCCATCACTCTTTTTAATTCGTTACTATGGCCTTTAAACCTAGAAAATGGGTTCTCCATTTCTTCTTGCATTTGACGCATATGCATTTGTTTATACATTTTATCTAATTCAAACTTTGGCCCCATATACTTATCTAAATTCCCAAAATGTGACGCTTGAGCGCCCTGTAAAGCTGTTTTTGCCTTACTTTCTTCTGGGTAAAGAGATGCCTTCCATTGCTCCAGCTGGGCCTTGGCTTTCTGATGAGGCTCGGCATACTTAGCCTCTGCTTCTTTAATAATATTAGCCAATTCTTGCTGTTTATCGGCTTGAGCCCCTTGGCGTCCTTGCCACATCAATGAAAATAAATCAGGCTTTTGACCTGAGGCCCCAATCTTTGGTTCTATTTTGCTGTAATCAACCCATCCAACCATAGTTCTTACCCTCCAAATATACTACCAAACAGACCTCCAAGGTTCCCACCTGCGCCAGTACCAAATAAGTTTGGCATCAATGATTGAAATAATGACGCCCTGTTTGCTCTATCATAACTTCTATTTAGATTTCTTTCGCGCTGCCCTTGAAAAGCTAAACTTCCAATTTGGTTAAAATTAGTTCCTAATGATTGAGCCAATCCAGGCGCTAAGGATTCTCCGCCAGCACTTACTCCCCAAGGAGGGGTAGCCTGCGGATTTCCAGCCATTCCGGTGAGCGCTCTTTCTATTCCTCCGCGTCTCCTGTACATATCTTGGCCTAATCTTCCCACTCTTTCTTCTTCCCCAGCCATTCCTCTACCTTGAGTGTTTGACATATGCTCCAAATATTCTCCCATGTCAGAGTTTAATAGATCTCTAACAACATCAGCTTGTTGTCTTTGAGAATAGGGAGTTCCTAACATTCCTCCAGCAGCGGCTGAATTTCTCATAGCCCCTAACATCTCTTTCGATTTAGTTTGGTATTGCTTTGAAGGCTCATAGCCTTGCATTAAACCTTGCATATGTTGGCCAGGATTTTCTGCCATTTGATTATATATAGGTTGATATCTTGACTCAGGAGCCTGAGGCATATTTTCATACATGCCTAGCATTCTTCTATATGCTTCATACTGAGACATCCTATCACTAGCTATCCTTTGCCTATCTTCCGCATGTTCGCTAAAGGCTCTTGGTCTATCTTCTAGGTGTTCTCTTTCCATTCTTTCTAGGTAGGGTCTTAGTAGACCAATCATTTCTTGTGAACTTCGATTAATATAAGGCTCTGCTGCCTCTTGCGGAGAGCTTGCTCCGCCACCTACTCTTGAAAATAAGTGCGAACCGACACTCGTCAAAAGAGGAAGTAAAGTTGACCAAATCATAGGTTATTCTCCTTGTGTTATACACTCGTTACTACCTGGGTAGTATTTCCAGCCCCGACAAATTGCATTTTATTCAACGTACTATTATACCAGAAAGTGCCTGCTATTGGAGGGGTGGAAGAGCCCAATAATTGAGTCACTTGAGCGGTCGTTAATGTTGGCATAACAAATCCTGCGCTTGAGAACCATTGGCGTAGGGTCTCGTTTAATTCGATTTCGTAATTTAAAATATTTGCAGAGTCTCCTGTTAAAAAGGTCGGTAAATCAGACATATTTTTTCTCCTTAATGCAGCTCTGCATAACCACCAGAACACACGAATTTTGACATGCCATAGAATCTAAATTTTAAGGTTAAATAATTCGCCGAGCCCAATCCCTCCCAGTTTAAAATATTCTGGCGATCGCCCTCAGTATTAAGAACCCTATATACCTCATTACTCCAAGTGATCCCCCCATCTCTTGAAACGGTTAATCCAATCTTTGGCTGATAACTCGCAACCCCTGTGAAATCTCTAAACATTGGAGCAACCCCAAGCTCAGAAACTTCTAATGCTATTGGGATATTGGTTCCCTCAAGACAAATCATAGCATTTGAGGGGAATGAAGCTTGCTCTGTGATTATATAAGTAGGGGTATTTGCTTCAAGTTGAGCCATAGTATAATTTGGATCTGTTCCTTGTTCTAAAGTAAAGGAAACACTATTGGTTCTAAACTGAGCACTATTAGGTAAACTTATAGTGTCACAAATTCTAATACGCGGAATTACAAAATTTAAATTAAGATCTTGATAACCATAATTTAATAGGTTCTCATTGTAAGTAGTATAAGCCGTTGAAGATTGATATATATTTGAATTATTTAATGATGCAAAATATAGTTCTCCATTAAAATATGCATAGCCACAAGCTGGATGGTAATTTAAATTGCAATCGCTTAAATTAAAGAACATTTGCGTAGTAAAATCATAAAGCAATGTAAGATTGTCTATATAGTTATAAAATGTTAACTGGTAAAACAAATGCCCGTCTTGGCGATAAATCATCCCAGCACTTTCTTTCGGATAAGCCACAGTAGATAATAGGTAATCGATTCCATCGGTAGATATCCGTTGAAATTCGCCCTTTCTATTGGCTACCATAATTACCGGAAGGTTAGACTCATTTTGAGCAAGCCATGCCACAAATTCATCTGAAGATGCAATGGTTGATACTGAAACTACTCCATAATCGACGTTTATACTATTGTTGCGCCTATAATTTTGAATGCCTCCAATTTGAGTCCAAATCTCAGATACTGTACTGCCCATCACTAGAACATTAGAGGCTTGCTCAGGAAGCCTTATCACAGCAAGAGCAGTATCAGGCTTTGTTTGAATGGTAAATTGACCCCCTGGAGTTGTTTGAACTATCAAAAAGGCATTATTGACATCATATTGATATACATACCAAATTGAAGTATTGGTTCCAAATAGAAAATAAGAATTTTGGTATTGCACATAGGTAGGGGCAAAAGGTAAACTCTGAGTGGTCCAATTTGCGCCTAGAGAATAATTGTAAATATAAGCATTTACTCCGTCGACAATACAAATTTGCTTATTTAAATTTTCCGCTGCAAAAACAGCCCCAGTTGAGGTTGTTGTTTGGCCAATCCAAGTAGGGTGAAAGACTTCATTTAAAATATAAACATCAGCATTAACAACGACAAGAATAAAATTACCTAAAACAGAATGGTAAATTAAACGCCCTTCGCTTTCTATAGTTTCTGCGAAAAATCCAGCCACCTTACAGTAGCCCGCAGTGTTACAAAGCCAGCCATCTGTTAGAAACATATTGTATGTCTGAGCGCTACTTATTTTCTGGTAACGGCCAAAAGTTGACCCACCTGAAATCGTTATCGGCACCTGCTGAGAGTCAGGAGTAGTTCTCATTTATCAAATCCATCCCGAATGGAAATTCGCCATCGCATAATTAATTGACTGGCTATTGCCCAATGTGGTCAATTTTCTCAAGGTCAAATCCATTGGCGCAGAGCGCTTACTCACTGCCATCTGATATTCACTTAACAACTTCTGGGCTTGAGGTGGAAAATTAAAGCTATAAGCAATGCATAATCTTTCTGCCAAGCGATACTGCAAATAGGTAATGTAGTAACTATCAAACATAGTTCCCAAATCATCATAGATAGAGGTTAAGGGAGGTAATTGAAATAATCCCGTCGCCATAAATTGGTATGCCTGGTCGGGGAAGAAATAAACAAAGATATTGCTTCCTGGAGTCCATCTAGGAGTAATTACTGTATAGGATAGAGTCCATAAGGCGCCAGGAGCCGCGGTAAGATCAACAGTTAAGGTATTAAAACCTTTTGTCACGCTAGTTACAGATACATTATTAGTACTGCTTACCATAGTCGCTGTAACAGTCGAGGTTGTCTCGACAGTTGGATCAACAATAGTAAGGGTAGCAACATTTGTATTAACGTTAGCACTGGTTTGGTTAACAATAGTCGAAACAGGCGTAGTAGAAGAATATGATAAAGACCAAACCGCCCCAGGTATTCCATTACAAACAACGGTTAAAGTCCCGCTTCCTGCTGACGCACTCGTTACAAATACACCATTAGAACTGCTTAACATCGTCGCTGTAACAGATGAAAGAGGGGTAATGTTTCCGTCTGTAATAATAATTGTAGAGTTATTTACTACAACACTGGTACCAATATTAGCTTGCGATACCATGTTTGTGATAGGCTCAGGTGTAGGTGTTATTAATTGATAAGCCCTCTCGTAATGATAAGTATATGGCAATGAATTAATATTCTCTACGCGAGCCGCCCCAAATTGGTAGTCTTGGGAGACTTTCTCCATGAAATAGCGAATTACACCATTGATATAGAATACTAAAGTTTCAAGCTTTACTAAATTTGGAATAAAGTATTGCTGCTGGCCTGGAATACCATAGAAGTTATATTGCGTGGTATAGTACGGCAGCATATCATCCATGATAGCTGACTCTGTAATGATCTCGTTTAACTTAATTAATCCTGTCTCTGCCTGCTCGGCTGCCACGTTTTGAAAGCCACGACTTACGATCTCACTTGTATAAAAAGCCTCATTGATAAGTTGAGCTGCACTGTAAATTATGGGCATCCTTGCCCTCCTTATATTACCAGAGGGGCATTAACCCCTCTAGCGTTATGGCCTTATAGAATGTCTATATATCCAGCAATAGTGAATGCAACATTATCATTGCTTGTTGCAGCCCCTCCATAAGCTTGAGTACAATAATCTATTTCCATTACTGGAGTAGCAGCGTTATTCAATGCACATGGACAAACCAATTGCGCTACTTGAAAAAGACTTGCCGATGCCCCGACAAGAGATGACATCTTAGAGTAAGAAAGAGTTGTTGCAGGAGCACTGCTTGTACCATTGGCAGCAGTTAAGAGCAGACAATTGCCTGGGGTTCCTGCAGATAAAGCACAGTTTACCAATACATCAACAGAAAGTTGTGGAACTATTCCAAGTAAGGCTCCAATAGTTACATATGTTTGTGAGCTACCAGTTGCCCCAGGACCGCCAGCCCCAACAGCAACAGGCGTTTGATATCTCATGGTACGATTTTTGCCATAGCCAGTTTGAATAAATGGCTCAATAGTTATTACGCTCGGGGTAGCAGAACTTCCATTAATTCTAACAAACCCTATCCTGCGATACATATCATAACCAGCTGGTAATAATGGGCCAGTTGAAGATTTAGAAATCATCGCCCCTGCCGGCAAATATGAATTACCAATTGAGATAGTAGAAGTTTCTCCACTAGCTGGGTCGGTCATAGTATAACTAGTAGCCAAACCTCCAGCTGAAGCTGCTGAAGTTGTACTGCCATTGGTTGAACTAGCGACGACATATACATAATAGATAGTATTGGTAGCAGTTCCTGCTGTTCCTAGAGTTCCAGTATCAAGGCCATTAAGTCCTGTGGTTGTTACAGCGCTTGTGCTTGGAACAGTAACGGTAACCGCTGAAGACAGCACTATATCGTTGATATTGGTTGAGTCACGAAATTGCCCTGATGCCACAGTAAATGTGGTAGAGGTTGCATAAGTTAACCGTCCCCCTTGAATATCTAGGTAGCCAAGGTTGGTTATTGGATAAGTTGGATTAGTCATGGTTTTTTCCTTAAGTTAAGTTTGTTTCAGTTTCAATCTATAGGCGCCTATAGCATTACTGAGTCAACGGCAGCACCAGTGCCATGCTCATTTCCGGGACCAATGTATAACCATAGATACAATCATGCACAATACCCATCATATCTGCGCCGAACATGGTTCCGAAATACATCCGTATTGATACACCTGTATCTGGATCTATTTCATTACCGGTATAGTAAGGAGGCTGGTCTGGTAACTTAGGCATAGCTAAGAACAGAGGGTCTCCTGCATAAATCAAACCACTCTTATGGCTTGGCATTACCGAGCATTGCATACCTGCCACAATCGGGGTATTCAAATTCTGGTAACTACAAGAATTAGCCTGCAATGAAAAGGCATTCGATTGAGGACCAACTAGTACCACTACGTTGCTTCCATTAGAAGCAGAGCCTTGAGCTGCTGAGAATTGTACTGGGCTATTTGAAACCTTATGACCGATAAAGGTTAAATATCTCAAATCGGTATATCCGCTTACGCCGTCTTTAAACTGTAATCTGTCGTATTGAGCAATACTGTTGTTATCAGATGCACTATTGCAGCCATTAAATTGAATAGCAGTAACAGAGCCATCAGAGGTTTTTGGGATAGTAGAAGAGGTCCCATTACTATTGTACCAAGTCAAAGAGCCAGTAGCATTAGTAGCTACAACGGTTAGAGTTGAGCCCTTGGTGCCTTCAGTTCCTGCATAGTGAATTGGCAGCAAGTTTGATTTGAACCAATCACAATTGCTAAAAGAGCCTAATTCCCAAGAATTGGCATCTTTATTGTTCCTATCTAAAGCGAACTGATTTAGCCCAGTTCCAATGATTTGCGGCTCTGCTATATCAGAGATAAACCCTTTAGCGCGGCCAGTGGCAGAGCCAAAGTTACGAAACATGGCTAATGCTTGAGCTAATTGAGTATAGGAAGTTATAGGAGTTGTTCCATCTCCAAAGAAACGGAAGGTGTTTTGTAGACATACTTGAGCTACATCTGATTCAACTTGAGTTCCAATTTCATATACTGCGCTCTTTCCCCAGCGATGCATATACTCTTCTACTTGGTAGACAAATTGTGCAGAGCTGAAAGAAAGGAAAGTAGATTTTGGATTACTGCAAATAAGAGATTGAGTCCTTTGTATTGCTGGTTGTGCACTAACAACTAAAGAATTGTTAGTAATTAAGCGTGGCGGCAAATCAAAAGAGACAGCGTCCCCTAAATTGCCTACTAGTCTTTCAAAATCTTTAAATTTAGTGTTTGCATTTGAAATAAAGCAACATAGATTTTGTAAATACCCAAGTGAAGATAATTGATAAGTTTGCACTTGTTGTAATATATTTTGAGCTGGTGCTGGCATTTTCTTTCCTTAAAATTAATCCATTAATTTCAAGGTATGGTATTCGGGCTAACCTCTTAACCAAGACACATTTTTAAAGTCCTTTATAGTCATCGGGCGGCCGGCATCCATACCTACCGTTGATGGCTTGAGTGATTTTAAAGGGGGTGGAACTTCAGCATTGCTAGCTTTAGCGGTTAGATTCTTGGTTACCGAGGCAGCTAGTTTCTTTAACTGTCTGGTCGCCATCGATTCTGATTTCTGCGCTAAATCATTAATTTCAATTAGTTTACTGGGATTACTTACTAGCTCGTACATAACTTGTTGTAGATTTCCATCTACCACCTGTCCTGCTAATAAGGCAGCATAAGGATATGTCCAAGGATTAAAATCTGCCATCACTTCTTTGTAGTCCGATGGCAAAGTTTCAGCCTCAGATCCTTGGCCCATCTTAAGATAATACTGCTGTGAAAGCTCATCTAATTTCGCTTTCTGAGCTCTTTCTTGCTCCTCTTCTTTGAAAGCCTTCGCTTTATCAAGAAGATCTTCAAAAAGCTCCTTCTTTAACTCTTCCTTATTTATTCCAGAAGCCGCTAACTCTGTCCTTGGCTCTTCTTTAACTTTAGGAACAGCCATCTCAGAGCGTACTCTTTGCAATTCAGCCTCGTGAGCCTCTTGCATTTCCCGTCTGGCAGCTTCTGCCGCACGGTGCTTTTCCCATTTAACAATGTTGTTTACTTCGCTAGCAGGTAGCATCTTCTCTGGAGGAGAGGAAGCTTGCTCACTACTAACAATAGGCGTTTCTATCCCTGAATCTTTCAAGTCATCCATGACACACATCCCTTGTGTAATATAGGTCTATCCTCGTGCGGCGAGTTCCGACTATTCTAACCCGATAGCTGGTTTTCCCTAAATCAACTTTGGCCTATTAGTCAACTCAGTTAGTGTAAGTTTAAGACGAACGGTAGATATGTCAAGATCTATTTGACCTATAACGATAATTTTGAAAGATTATGGTAAAAATGGGTGGTAAATTGTCGGTTACCGCAAAACTAATAAACTCAATTTTTTCGGTAAGGATGATTTTTTCAGCCTCGTTTTTAATTTCCTCGAATTCGAGGGAATTAAAATCTGGGTTATTTATATATTCCCATACTCCTAAAAACAGTACAGTGTCTTTATTACGGTATACAAAACGGTATACAAAACGGTATACAAAATCTTGAGCCATTGCTCAATTAAGGATGATTTTTTTTGCGATTTGAGATCACATTAATAATCTATAATAAATAAAATCCCCATTTACCTTTCAGGTAATAAATATTATAGGTAAGTATATTAATGCCCTTTAGAGCCCCGAGAATAGTAAATTTACAAAATACCTATAAAATGCTGAATGGTTACAATAATTTATTAGATCACTTAATTGATTTTGTTATCCGTTTAACTATGTATGAGCCTGAAAAGTAATAAATATTACCTGAAAAGTAATAAATATTACCTGAAAAGTAATAAATATTACCTGAAAAGTAATAAATATTACCTGATTGGAAAAAAGTAGATTTTATTAATCCTAACTCATTGAAATTTATACAAAAATAAATAAGGAGGGTAAAATAAAGATTATTTTACTCCCTTTTATTTCTTATAAACTTACCGTCTGTTTTTTAAGATGCGGTTTATGAGTTAGTTTTAATTCAAACTTTCAATCTCTTACGGCCTCCATCCTCGGACAGATATGAATGCCTTTTTTGTCCTACATGCTGTTCTTTAGGCTCGGGCTCTATAAAGTCATCTATTGGAGCAGAAATCGAAGCAAGATTTAGAAGAGGAACCATAGGGACAGGCTGGACTGATTGAATAGGATGGAATGAATTTTCTATGAGGTGAATAACATTCAATGCCTCTAAATCTAGGGCACTAAATTTTGATAACATCTGAGATCTTATTTCAACTTCAGACAATGTATGTTCATGAAAACCTACATATAATTGAGTGGCAGCAACACTTGCGCGACTAGCAAAACTAGCAATATGCATAGCAGTTGCACCATAAGGAAGACTTGTTGAGTTCTGACCTATTAAATCAGCTATTCTATTTATGAAATCTAAAGTTTCATCAATCGGAACCATTGGACCATACTTTATTAAGTCAGCAAAATTCTTAAGCTCTCTTCTGATTAGAAGCAAACAAAATTCTTCACTATTTACCATTGCTCTTTCCTCCATATCTATAGTCAAAATATTCATGTTCAAAATTTGGTAATTCTTCGAGCTCATCTAAAGAAAGCTCCGTGGCTTCACTTACAATAGATGGATTAATGCCTAGATTTAAAAGATTAATGGCTATTTCTCTAGCTTTGTCTATTCTTTGGTCGAGCATTTTTAAAAGTTCGTCTCGTAGCGTCATTTTTTCTTTGATTTGCCTAAGACTTTATTGGCTTTGGCTCTTACTTTAGCAGCTTCCGAAGAAGATATGTTTCCTTTATTTTCTTGCTGCGAGACTCTTGCCAAAGCATTTCTTGCGTGTGATTTATTTTCGCAAGGATATTTTCTGGATTTTGGTAATGCAAATTCGCTTTTAGGTAATTTATTTCTTTGCTTGGTCGTTAGCTTTGCCATTTGTGATTTCCTTTAAATTCGCCGCATAAATAGAGAGACAAAATCCAGTGTTGTAATCCTCATGAGCATTCTCTCAGAATGAGAATCTATAATAATAAAAAGAGGAAGTCAAGAAAAGAAGAGAGAAACAAAACAACCAAGATAATATATCAACAGATGTGATCCTGGTTTCATTCTCTCTAAAAACATTAGAAGCTAGAGGTAACAATAGTCAAGACATTGGATAGACAAAATCTACCAATACACACTATATACTGAATTAGAGTATATCGCCCATAATTGGCGGGCGATGTAGTACTAATATGCATTCTATCCACTAAATATTATATAATAGTTTTTTCTATTATGTCAACCATTTTCTGGCTTTCATCATTAGCAATATTTGCAACTAAATCAAATACTGTGTCAGAAAAGCCACAAATATTATATACATCGTTAACTTGAACACTTTGTAATTTATCAGTTGGCGCAATATTGATACAGATGAGTTTAGCGTTTGGGTTTTTATGTTTAATTCTATTCCATTTGTCCATTAAACTAGTAGGACCTATAACTTCAGGGGGAATAGCTCTGCCCCAAGGATCGCTAATGCAATATCTAATATACCTCGGTGATATAGAATCTACCCACGATTCTGAATCAGATATAATAATAAGAGTATCTACAGGTCTATCATTAGCTATAATATTCATTAAAACCGAAGACATATTCGTTCCTCCTCCGCCAATGCTTGCTAGGTTTGTTGCATTAGTCATGACTGTATCTCTTGGATTTAGATTAATAGAAACAATACCATTTTCAAAAGGAAGTATTACCCCATATTGGTTCTTACGTAAAATACATGCCGCAAAAAGAGCAGCAACATCTATAAAACGAGCCTTTGTAGTAGCTCTTTCTCTATATCCTGTAACAAGAGAACTCATAGAACCGCTAACGTCAATCCCAATTACTACATTACCCCCTATTGCTGGAACATTTTCGGTAGCAATTTCCATAGCATCCTGAAGAGCAAATTTAATTGGCGTGGGCATTTCACCTTCGATGTTTAAAAAGGTTGTCAATAGTTGATATGGATATACCATTGAATTTTTAATGGTTTCTTTATCGGTAAGGGTTTTAACCACATGCATTACAACCCCCTTATCACCTAAAGCACCATGACGTAGGAATGTATTTAAGTTCATACGTACCATATGCCAGCCGCCATTTAGAGCAATTGCTTTCCATTGTTCTAAGCCCAACGGCAAAGATGTAAGCATTTGGAAGGGAACATCTGGAAAACACATACTACTATTATCTTCAGAACGTTTAAAGATTTCAAATTTAATGATTTCTTCGGGTAAAGAATCAAGAGTGAAAGGCTTTCCCATCACCCATTTAAAGAGCTGGTTTTTTGCCTCTGTGATAGCTTTAGGATGAACCATCTTAATAATATCAGCTAATGAAGGGTCGTTACCTATATAGGCTTTAATAAGCCTCTCATCTGAAGCATCATTTAACCATTTCTTAATAATACGCTTTGTTCTCGTGCCAAAAGATTTTATCCCTAACTTCCCACTGCGAATTATCTTCATAAAATTACGCAGCATCTTGCCATTGTTTATTACGACGGGGAATATCTTTTCTAAAGAGGAATGCCTCTTTGCAGCAAGAATTGCCACTAAAAGCGCTGCGGTATCTTTCATATAACCCTTTTGCCTAGCGTAGAGGGCTAACTTTGCAATAAAGTCATAGTCTACCAGTTCGCATAAGCGGATGATTTCATCAACTTGGGTAACTGCATCAACATAGCAAGTTGAACCAAGAAAGCCAGTTATTACATATTGTACTAGAGCTTCTTTGGGAGGAAGAGTATAAGCAGCTCCACCAGCATTGTTTCTAGAGTCTGCTGGAGGAGTTCTTGGGTTTGTGATAAATAAATTCTTTTGCATAGTTATCCTCTATTTTAGCTAGGTTAAAGTAGGTTAAACTATAATAAAGAAGATTTACACGTTATTCAACTTTTTAGTAATTTATTTTTTAATTTCATTTGACATAACAAATCCTCCACAGTAATATTTAAAGTATAGTAATTTTACCTACATTTTTAATCTAGGTAATTATAATCGCCCTCATGATGCACTACCAACTTTTTCTGTAGCATTTATATGCTTAGCCTGAGCCTCCGCGATCTTAATTGCATGACCAACCGCGTTTGAAGCTTCATTTGATGCGGCTTTTTCTCTATCTACATTTATCTTAACCGACTCGACTTGTAGTTTACCCATAATTTCCATAAATTTAAGTTCTAATTCCTCTTTGGCAGTTGCAATTTTGGCGGCTGCAATTGCCATATCACCTTCGGTCTTCATTTGCTGAGCTTGTAATTTTTTCATTTCTACATCGTGGTACGCTTGAACTTCCTGCTGCTGTATCTGCGCCTGGATCATTGCTGGGTCTGGCTGAGGATTAGCCATTGCCTGCTTCTTCATTTCCTCTTGTTCGTGCATGTATTCTTCGGCTTTTAGTTCCATTTGTTCCTGATGTCTTAATTCTTGATTTCCAACAATTATCTTTAAACATTTTGAATTAATAAAATCGGCATATTTCTCACTTCTACCCATCATCCTTTCAATTTGATCAATTGTAACCTGCTTTTGCACCGAGGCAGATGCACCAGCTTCTATTTTAACCTGTAAATCATTGGGATTATAATTAAGGCTTATAGATTGAGGATGTTCAGGATGGTTGATAACTTGCATATCTCTCTTACCATCAGAACTTTGTACAGGCAAATTTCTTGGGGTAGTATAATATTTTGGAATTAGATCAACAATTATTTGTCCCACACGGTTTAGAGCTTTTATATATCCCATTAAATATGGGATCGCCGCCGCATTTGACTGTAAAGCACCTTGTTGTATTGCTATTCCCGATATTTGCTTCTCATTAGTTGCTAATATCGAATCATAACTACCTAAAATCGTCTGGGTTACTTGGTCGGTTCCTAAGAATGTGGACTCTACGATAGGGGGAGTCATAGTACGCTGGATTTCACGGGGCGGCTCTAATGGAATTTTAGGGTCTTTTTGATAAAAGGCATTATAAACCAGGGTACTTGCCTGTTGAACATTCTTATAGGCATCGACATAGTCCTCCGGAATTGCTTCAGCCGAGACTATGAACTTATGCATTACCATGTTTTCTATTTCGGCCGCTACCGTTTGGCCTGCAAAGTTCTTCAATTGCTGTATGCCTTTTGCATGATATGGGTAAGGGATAGTCATCTGGTAAGATGCCCCATTCATAGTTTGACGCAGAGTTACTGATTTACCTTCAACAAAGACAATCGGTAGATATTTATAATTTGTTTCCTCAAATGATAATACCTCGTTCTCACAAATAACATAGCGATCGATTCCCACAATGATAGTTTCTCTTTCATCTACAATAGCAGGTGCTTGCTCTATAAATCCTTGAGCATTCCAGGATTCTATTAATTTGTTATATTGTTTTTTGGCAATAACAAAGCCATTAGCAAGTTTAACGATTTTCTCTTTTCTCTTGCGTTTGCAATAGTAATCTGCAACAAGCACGATTTCCTTTTGCTGGGTCTCATAACTCCAGTTAAAGCCAGCCATTCCAGTGCCTAACATACTCGTTGCTCCCCTCGTAAACTTCAATTTGGAGGCAACGTCCTTCCCATATTCATCATCAAACTCTTCTTTAGTCATAGGAAATAATTGAAAACAAAAGCGGCCATCCCCTTTATGAGAATCACGACATAATATGTCAAAACCTACGAGGGTGGGATCAAAAACTCTTTCCCACTTTATTTCTTGGTCAAAAGACATATCGTTAATGTAATCGGTGTGTATATACCAAGCCGAAAAGCCACCTACTAATGCCTCAGAATAGGTGTTATACCCCAATGCATCATTGAATACTCTGCAAAAGATATGTCTTAAATGTCCATCTATTACCTCTATTTGCTTGGTAAACTCTGGGGTAAGGTTCTCTACCATGACCCCATCTGCTGCCATTGCGGTTACTTCTGGCTCGTGCTTTGAGAATTCGCCCTGAAGCCGGGCAATGTGGGCGGGAATAATATTAAATTCGATAACCGGCTTTTGTAGGCGATCTAGTTTGGCTTCATCATCGTTAGAGAGGGTGGTTTCATATACAAATCGCTGGAACTCCCAAAAGCGTTCATAGTTTTTTCGTGAGTATTCATAGGCGGATTCTATATCCTTTTTTATTTCTTTAAGTTTCTCGTCAAACTTCCTTGATTGGTTGGTACTCATATTGACATTCCTTGTCTTTGAGGTTATATGATAGGTATATTTTTAATTCCTTCCTTGGCATTAAAATATACTAAGGCTCTCATTCTGAAGAGCCTTTTTTATTGTTCTATGTGGAACAAGTTATTTCTTCCGTGTACATCACCGACAATGTCTACTGCTATCATTTTCCCATTCCTTTATATATTCTATTCTTTCTTTTTCATAAAGTTCATTTTGTACCCATTTACTTCCATCGGGTTTCTCAAAAATTCCAGCGTCATACGATATACAACGCAGTAATCTTACCAATTGTTTTTCAATTCTTGATATTCTTTGTTCCGTCTTGAAGAAGAACATTTATAACCCCCGGTTCGTTTAACATATCTAAATTATAGTAAAATACTTTGTAACCTACCAGCTATTGCTCTTGACCTCTTGCCTTGCTTTATTGATTACATTCATCTTTTCGCGGAAATCTCCAGCCAAAGATTTAACAATATTATTACTTTTGTGCATTATATCGTATGCCGAAGGGGGCATAGAAAACGTAAGAATAAGTGCGTCCGCTAAATCACAGCTTCTTAAGCCACGAGCCTTCATCTTTTCTTTAGGTTCCATCACTAATCTAGAGTTAGAGTCATAGCTATATTTAATATTGCAGAGATCGCCTTGTAGTTCATTTGAATCTATTAATTGCACTGGAGCATCTTCTAGCCAGTCGCGGAAAAGCCCAAACATCTCACTACGCTTGTTTAAAAAGCGCTCATGATTAAAAGGTTTTGAGCCAAAGTTAACCCCAACAACAATATCGCGATTACCAAGCTCATTAAGTCTATCTATTATGCCAGAGCCTCCACCTAAATCTATAAATACTTTTGAAAGTTTATATTCTTCAATAAGCTGTACTAGTATTCCAACAATTTCCATATTGTCTATTTTTTTAAACGTCTTTAAATAAAGGACCACGCGTCCTTGACGTATAACTATGCAAGTTCTATCCTCTCCAAATCTTGCTACATCTACCCCGCATATTTTTGGCCCATAAGGTTCACATTTAGTCTTCCTAGCCCTCATTACCAGCTCTGGAGAAATAAAGGTATCTTCTCCCGATAATTGAAATGCTTCTGCTGCATCACTTGGATATTCGACAGAAAAAACCTTTTCACCGTCTTGCCCATCAATAGAGAGTTCAATTATTTTATTCCTACGCCAAGCTAATTGCTCTTTGGTTAATGAATAAGCTTGTTGCAAAAACAGTTCCTTTTCTGTTTCTTTTAAGTCGTCCTGGCTCTCTCTTTTATATTCATTTTGCCAATGCCAAGGAACAAATATAGGAATGTAGTCTGATAAACCAGATTCAGCCTTTTGATACATTTGATGAAAAAAATTACCAATTCCATTAGCAGTAGATTCAAATATAATTTCTGTTCCATTAACATCAGGAACCGCTTGTAGTAATCCTTTAAAGATTTCTCCTGCATTATTCCAAAAGGCACATTCTGAATTATGCGATAATTGAATAGTAGTGCCACGTCCTTCGGTCTTTGTTTCAGCAGTTCCAATTTTATAACCGCTATCTAATAAACCAAAATTTAATTCCTTGGAATTATTAGTTTTTACTTCTGGCCTAGCAAGTAAAGGGGTATGCTCATAGAAACGTTGAGCCATCTTATAAAGGGAGTTTGTAGTTTTTAGGGAATTAGTTAAAATAAAACATTGGCAACCGCGTGAATGCGTAGTGATATGATAATATCTTCCTGCAACGTACGAAGATATGCCCATTTGACGGGCTTTTAAAATAACGGCTCTAACTTTGCCTATTTGTCTTTTTTGGTTCTCTAGTTGTTGATGTATATAAAGTTGGGCTTTATTTAGAATAAAGGGCTTGACATCTCCCTCTTTAGTGCATATTTTTAAGCACTTATCAGCATAAAAAGGAAAATCGTTTTTTAATTTTATCTTATCTTGTATTATTTGCGCACGAAGAGCTGCCATCTCTCCGCGATTTAAAGTCTTGGACATCTCAATGCATCCATGCGTTAATTTATGTTATAATCCTGGTTTTTGTACTACTCCATGAGTACCATTAATTACCTTAGCTGTTAACACTTCCCTTTCGTGTTGAACAGCAATCAATACATTGCTAACAAATTTCTCTTCCGATCTCGTTAAGTCTCCAGACTCAAGAAGAGCTTCCCCTTCTTTTATAAGAGCATCTAATGTCTTTGAGAAAGTAGCCTTTTTATCTTTAATCGTTTGGCCCTGTACGCCAAATACACGAATGAATAATTTATCACTCATTTATTTATCCTTATTTAATAGGTTTATACTATAATCCAGGCTTTGCGGGGGTTCTATTCATTGTATGAAATTCTCTTTCTTCCAATAATTCCTTCTCTCGCTGAATATCAATAAGTACACTAGATACAAATACAGCTTCAGAGCCTGTAAGCATTTTGCTAGCAAGCAATACCTGCCCCTTTTTCATAATTTCCTCTAATAACTTAAAAAATGCACTCTTGCTATCTTTAAACTCATCTGAATGGTTATACCACGGAGACAAGAAAGTATTAAATTTATCACTCATTTTGAACTCCTTACCCATTTCTAGGAGACTTATTTGCATTATATAGCCGCTCTTCTGCTAATTCCTGCTCTCTATAAACATTATTAAGTACATTAGTAACAAAAGTTTCTTCAGATTTAGTTAAAGACTTGCTCATTAATAATCTATGCCCTTCTGCTTTGATTATCTCTATTGCTGCCAAAAAAGATGCTTTAGACTCCTCAGTATCATTGGTTTTTCTGTCTAAAGTATATAAATAAAAGTCACTCATTTTTATATACTCCAATTTATTTAGTTGCTGTATCTTTAGCTCTAACGTTGTTAAGCTTCCACAACAAGTGATTTAAGAAGCCATTATACGCATCGTCCAGACTGCCTGAAGTGTATAAATAGCCGTCTTTAGTATTTTGGTAGGTTTTATTGTACTCGTTTATCGTGTCATGGATAGTTACCAAATGTTGATTATGTGATGAGGTGATCTTATTAAAAAGCCCCCAGATCTTAGTTTCTTCATTTGTCATTGTCATCGTCATTTAAATTCTCCTTGTCATTCAACAATACATTTAATTTCAATATCAATATTTCAACATCTTCGATTAATTCATCCCCTAACATCTTGTTAAAGGGAACAATATTAAGTCTTTTCAAAGAACAAGCAGCGCTAGTTATTAATTCTAGGTATCTCGCCTTAGTCATTTGCTGTAGTCTTACCCTTTGTTTATTCAATATATTTCTTCCTCCTTTACAACATCAACTACCTGTATTATTTGGTCAAGCTTTATTTTGCTAAATTCTTCTGTTGCTTTTTCAAAATCCATATACTCCCATAGATATGGTAACCAAGAATTTTTATCTAGCTCCCACCTAAGAATACAATATTTTTTATTAGCACATAAACACAATCGATATAAATCACCTTCTTTATTTTCTCTTATTTTCATTTTGGCTTGCTCCTCTATAAATTTAGTTTTCCTTCTTCGTCATGATATCAATTAAGATATAAATAATTGCAATTATAAGCATAAAAGCCATCCCATAGATTATTCCCTCTAACCAAGGGGATAAATTAGGAGAAATACATATACCATCAGATAAAGATGGAGGACATTTTTTTACAATAAAAGTTAATGGTAATAATACCGCACTGGTTGATACGAAAGTTAACAATTTATTTACCTCCATATTCTTTAACTATTGCATCAGTTAGCTGGCACGGCTCGCACGCCATAGTCTCGCTAGTTTTAACCTTCTTATTACCACAGCAACCAACTAATAAGATCCCAAATAATAATACTGTTACAAATTTCTTCACCTTAACCCCCTTGTTTATTTTTGCCTAAAATACTCTCGTAAAACTCTCTTTCCTCTCGCTCATCTTCTGCCATTCCTTTGCTAACCCGAATAGCAGCGTTTAAAAATTCATTCCAAAATTCCTCACCTTTGAATAGGTTTTCTTCATTATTCATTTGTTTTCTCTATATTATTCAAAACTTTGGCCTCTCTTTCTTGTACTTATCCTCTAAATCTTTAGGACAAATACACCTAACTAATTCTTGTACCTCAATCTTAACTTGAGTCAAATTATGATTAATTGCCCTTACATTATTAGCTACCATCTTACTGTATCCAGGAGTATGTAACTCGCCCGTATCTTCTGTTACTGCATCACCTAAGGCGGCATTAACTTTGTAGCGTATAACATCAACTAAGTGATATATTTCCTCTAGCGAATCACGATTTTGCAAAATATTTAATGTGAACTCTTCTTCCGCAGTCTTATACATCTCTGCTTCAAATTCTTCTCTGCTTTTCATTATTTCTCTCCATCTATATTCAATATCATTCCCGAAGTTCCATTAAGCACAGTATGCGGCAAGTTCCCATTCCATTTCTTAATCCACTCAAGATTTACATATTGTTTTCCACCATTCGTTTGTACAGCCTCTGCCTGTATAGCAATTGCTTTTGCTTCTCCTGTTGCTTGAGAAATACGTGATTGTGCTTCTACTTGAATACGCTGAAAGTCTTGCTCTGCTTTCTGCTTTTGTTGAGTAGCAATTACTTTTTGTTCAATAGCATGTTGATATGCCTCAGAAAACCCAAAATTAACTAGGGATATAGAATCAACAATAATATCAAATTGTAAAAGTTTCCCACGAATATGTTCTAATATAGAAGCAGATACCTTATCGCGTTTAGTTACCAGCTCCTCTGAATTATAACCAGCAGTAACAGTTTTAAAGACTTCATTTAAAATTGGGAACATTACTTTTTTAACAACGTCTATACCATAATCTTTATATATTGAACATACTTTGGTAGCACTTAAATTATATGTAACCGTAATATCGGTATGTACTTGCTGTAAATCTTTGGTAGAAGCACTGGCATTCTCCAATGTTGTTTTGTCCAATTGAACATTAATTTGATACACTTCAGAAAAAGGATTCACAAAGTGAAGGCCGCTAGCGAGTGGAACCATATTTACATTACCGAATGTAACTACTACTCCCCTATTGCCTGCTGATACAGCAGCAAAACAATTAAGTAAAAAAACAATAATTGTCCCCACAAGCCCAACACCTATTCCTATAAAGAATTTATCAAACCAAACACCCGCTAAAACAAAAAAAAGAAAAACCCCAACATATATAAATATCATACTCATTTTGACGCTCCACTAATTACTAAATAAATCACCATAACGCTTACTATTATCGCAACCCCTAAATATATTGATGGCATTTAACTCTAACTTGTATTTCCATAACTCACCCCATCATCAAAGCTATATCAATCTCAGCCGTTTTAGCTATCTCTTCAACTTTGTCATCCGGCCAACCGGACTCTTTATATCCCCTCTCTTTTAATTCGTGTATTATCCTGCGTTCTTCATTGAGTTGCTTGTGTAACTCTATTTGCTTGAATATTCTGAAAAAAGGAGTAATTTGTATATCATGAATAATATCAAAAGCCCGATATTTGTGTTTGTCTATCTCGTTAATAACAAGAGACTTAGCTATCTCCTCATTCTTTGTTCCCATCGACTATTCCCTTCTTTATCTTGTTGAAACTGTTATCTCTAAAATAAATTTTAGAATCTGCAACGATCTCATTTGCATTTAGAAGCTTATCTTTATCAATGAATGTCATTATTAAACCTTGTATATTATCTATCCTATATTTAATATGATAAATACATTCGTTCATTTGTTTGTGATCAGCCATTGAATGATTATATGATAATATTTTCCTCTCTATCTCTGTAATTTTAATTTGTATATCTTCAACTTTACAATCTATTTCATAAATTGTTAATTTTATATCATCTATTTTATTATTATTTCTTTTTATTCTTTTTATTAATAGCATTAATTTTTTCAAGATTTTTTCAATGAATGTACTGTCGTTATTGTTAAACTTTATCAAACCCATAAGTTTATTTCTCATTATTTTCCTTTTCATTTTCTAACATTGCATACATAGCCCCGAGGGAACTTATCACTTTACGTATTCTTTTATTGTCAGCCTCGGTCCTCGATGTGATATAGCGAAATTCAACCATACAATTGCTTATTAATTCTTGTAACTCTTTTATTTTGTCGTTGTTCATTTATTTATATATTCCCAACTCATTGTCAAATTGCAAAGTAGATACTTCCTTTTTTAACTTTAAAATAGCCGTTCTATTTTCCTCGCACATTTTATACAAACAAAAAATACAAAACCATATAAGAATAGCTCCTACCAATTTAAGAATAGCTCCTACCAATTCACGAATCATTTTTTTCTAATTTTTCCCTCAATAACCTTACTTCACTTTCTAAACGCTGACTCCTTCAATGGTCTGACTCCCATTATTCCCCCTCTTCACACTTATCTTTCAAAAAACAAACCTCACTTAATGCACTCTGCAAATGCGAGAACACAAAGCCTACTTCTTCATTATCTTTTAATTCTGTCATTTCTGCTAAGTCTCTAACATGTTCTAACGCGCTTTCTAAATGCGCAATAATACGCTCGTTGTGCCAAATTATTTTATTCATTTGTTGACCTCTATTTTTTCTAAACTGCTAAATATTATCCGAGATTTGTTTTTTTTGCGATCACATACAGTCATCGCGGAAGCGGTAGGATCAGAACATTCTAAGCAACGAGCTGCAATATACGCTTCGTAAGATTTTAACCTGTCCGCATCTCTCACAGTTATCAATTCTTTTAATTTCTTGTTATCAGCTAGAAATCTCATCATTAGTCTTTCTTCTTCTCTTTAATCAAAGCTTCTACAGCTGCAATAACAGCGTCGTTAGCATCTTTTACCGCTTTAGCCGCAGCTTTTGCGTCTTCTTTTGCTACTTTTGCTTGATTGTAAGCATCTTTTAATTCTTCTAGTTTATCTTCATTCATTTTTGATTTCTCCTTCAATTAATCGTCTTTTTCTCTAAAAACTTCACATCTTCTAGAGTCGCAATATATGTGTCTACTATCTTAAGTAGCATAATTATAGCCGGTTTATAGTGAGCAGGCACTAAATCTTTTTGCGCATAATGATATAACTTTGCACTTAATCGCCACACAGTGGTCGAATGTAGCGATATCTTCGACATTAGTTCCTCGCATTCATCTACACTTAAATGCTTCTCAATCATTGATATCCTAGTCTTTTCTCTTTGCCTTCAAGATTGTTTGTACGTTCAATCAAAAGTTCGTGCTTCATTCTAAGTTTAGCGCGCTCATCTATCATTGATAATTGCTTTGCATTTAGATTAAGTTGCGCAATAAGCGACGAGATGAAGCTTAGTAGCTTAGAACTGTGAAATTGCATTGTATGTATTATTTCTTTGTAATCGTTTGAGATCTTTTTGTATTCTTCGCATTTTTTACATGCAGTTTTTTTATCTTGTTTTGACTCTTTCCCTAAAACGTCATCATTTAACATATTACTCCTTTCTTGTAGAAATTTTCTCAGCTTCAATTAGTAAAGCCTCATGTGTAACTGTAACGCTGTGCTCTAATTGTTGTTTATCAGCATAATCTATTAATAATCTACTTGCAAGCCACTTTCTAGTATTTACTCGAAGTGTTGCTTTTGCAACTTCTTTGTCGTCGCATTCGTCCGATATTTCCACTATTTGATCTACAAATAATTGCGCCTGTGCTCTTCTTGCTGTTCTATATTTCTCGGCAAAATCGGGATATTTTAAAATCCAACGATAAATCGTGTCACTGGCGGGAAACTCAGGATATAATTTTTTCATGTTTTTGCATAATTTGTCTAGATTTTCTTGCGATGTTGCAATTGCTTCACATACTATATCCATTAGTTCTGGCACTATAGTTTCAGCTCCGACTCGCATGATTTTACGTTTAGCCTGCGCGGTAATATCTTTGTTTCCCATAGCCTTTTAAATACCTTAAAATCTTTTTTTACACTTTTTGTAACTTCTTTTCGTCGTCGACGTTTACGTTTTATTTCATCTTTTATCCTTTTTTTTCTTGCTCGTTCCTGTTGACGTTTTTTTTTCAATAGCTTCTTCTTTTTTTTCAATAGCTTCTTCTTTTTTTTGTAGGGCTTCTTCTTTTTTTTCTAAATCCTCCTCTGTTTCTAAATCTATCATCCCAGCACCAGCGCAGGTAGGGCATTTAGTGTCTATCATTCCAAGACCTGTTATCCGTCCCACGCCACGACACGTTTGACATCTAGTTTTTTTTATCTCATTCATATAATTTTCCTTCTCGATTATTTCTCTAATATTTTTCAATTTTAACATGATCCAACTTCGTACTAAAGCTGCTGTGGATATTGAATTGCGTTTCGCAATTCTAGTTAATTTGTTCATTGCTGTTTTAGTTAGTCTAACACAAAACTGACTCGAACACTTAGACTTGTAACGTTTGCGTTTTTTACCTATTTTTGTAGATGTTTCTTGCATTATCTCTTCTACTTATTTAGTTGCTCAAATATACCATTCGTCGGAAACATGTAAGAGCTCTAAGAGATTCTCTTGACATAGCCTTTAGGATTTTCTAAACTCATCGTATACAACAACATTTTTAAAGTCAATACAACAGGAGCAACGACAATGGAAACGGAAGCATTTACTGACTTATTGAATGACATTAAAACATTAAAGATCACTATCTCATTAAGTTTATCGAGTCAAGGAATAACCTCAGAGCAGGCGATTCAACTAGCCCAAGCGTTAGCAGAAAACCATACCATCACAGAGCTGTACATTGGTTACAACGACATAGGGGATGCAGGGGCTAAGGCGTTAGCACTAAATCAAACCATCACATCGCTGTACCTTAGTTATAACCAA